GTTCTTTGTATATACATAGAACTTTTTCTTACCATCGTTTGACCGCATCGGATCGTTGAGCTTAACCTTACGTCCTTGATACTCCGCCTCTGAGATGACATGATCGAAGCACGTGCAATCCTCACCGGGAGTATCTTCCTTATACTTTTTTACGAGTCCGTCAGTGCCCTCCTCGCCAGCGCCATACTCTTCATTCTTTGCTCGACGAAAAGCATCATCAGTCGGTGCACCCTTCTCGCCCTTCTTTCTCATAGGACGACCTTCTTTTCTTTTCTTATGGATGTTTGCCCATAGACTCTCGAATTGATCATCGAGTGATTCTGTTGCTCGGTTCTTATTCTGTGCTTTCTGCAACCGAGCTCGGTCAAGCATTGCATCATGCTTTGTTTTATCCGCTTCCTTCTCTCGCTTGATCTTATCCTTTGCAGCTTTAACCGCATCTTCATCAACTTGTTCTTTAAATTTCTTCAAAGAATCAAATGCAGCAATAGCAGCTTTCTCTGGCTTCATTCCTTTCCTAATCAAAGACTGATAGATCTTTCTGAATTCTTTCTTCCACTTCTCTCCTTCATCGACAAAAGCTTCTAAAGCGACTTCAAGTTCTTCCTTCTTCGATCCGCGTACCTTAGCTGCGAGATCCTTGTCGGCTTTGCCCCATGTACCAGATCCTTTAGTGATGAACGAGTTGACACGAGCGAATGCCCACTGCTGCGGTGTCGTTCCTGGGCGGTGTCCCGACTTCCATGCAGCCATGCCTCGGTTGTACACCTGCTTAAGGATGCCGTATGGAATACCCGACTTCTCTGACTTCTTCTTGAGTCCTTCGATCTGTTTCTCGGTAAGCACTTCCTCTTTAAGGAACAGTTCTTCGAAAGCCGTATTGATGTCTTCGCCGTACATCGCCTTATACTTTTTCGTATGTATGGATGGTTTTGTCTCTGCGCTTGAATCACCAGGCGCAGGTTTATAGTTCGACTGTTTGTCCTTACCCATACCTGGCTTTTCTGCATACTTCTTAAAGTGCGCATCACGCTTCGCTTTGGTTGACTTACTCTTTACACCTTTGAAATAACCAACCGGTTGTGAACCTTTACGATCAGCTACATCCGGATCTTGCGGTTTCTTACTCGTGGTATCTTCCTCGAGACCAAGGCGACGCATCTTTTCTTTGACTTTATTGTAAATGCTAGGATCGTCCTGCACACCATCGAGCAACCGCAGAAGTATATTCATGAGGTAAGGGCGTAGGGTTGGATTCTGTAATGATTTCGATCCACCACGAAGTGCTCTTACGACAAGATTCCTCTCGGATGAATCAGGGAACGTAACTCTCAAGAGAGCCATCAGTTTTGTGTCAACTTCCTCTTCATAAAGAATAGGAACGTGTGGTTCAACGTGATCACCTTGCACATGTAGAGTCTGTGCTGCCTTTGTAGGTTCTCCACCACGAGCTCTTTTGAGTCGCTCCATTTCGGCTTTACGCATCTTTGGTAATAGACGTCTCGCAAGTGCCGGTATCACACTCGCCTTTTTCTGAACGATACGGTCAACGGACATCTTCGAACCAGGCGATAGCTTTGCATAGTTCTGTCCCTGCTTACCAGCAAACCGTTTACGAAGGATCTTGATAGCAGCCTTACGAGCTCGACGCTCAAGCCTAGCCGGATCCGCCATACGTTTTGAACGAATCTTTCTCATACGAGCCATGCGAGGAGCAAGGCGTTTCATACGCCGGCCGATCTTCATACGCTGCTGAATGGTCAACGGTTTACGAACCTCATCAAGGTACTCACCGAACTCTTCATCGATCTCCTGGTCTTCATCGAGCGCATCAAAGTTCATCATCTCAACGGCTGCATCGAGTTCTGCATCGGTGAACTCAAAGTCTTCATCACTCCATTCTATCTCTTCTTCCACCGTTCCCATTTCGGATCGTATCTTATCGTACATTACTTTGACATCCCTGTCTGAAAGTGCAGTAGGTGCACCTTTCTTAAATGATTTGTAGTCACCGGTCTGTGCAGCGGTGCGCATCTTCGTAGCGGACATGCCTGCTGCGCCTTCGGCATCAGGATCGCGCTGACCGGCCGACATCACGCTGATCTTATCAAACGTAAAGTCTTTTCCGTTGTATTTGTTTAGGAGGGTTTTGAACTCTCGGACCCTGTCTGATCCGACGATGACGGTGACTTCGGTGTGCCGCATCTTTTGCAACTCGACCATGACTTCGATGATCGTACGAGCTCGGGATCTTGTAACACTTGATCCAAATGCTTTTCGAGCACTCTTAAGTTTTGTATTGTAGTCGAGAGGATTCTTTTTTTTGTCTTGAGAATGTGATAGAAAAACATGAGGCATAGCTCCTTGTTTCTTGGCTTCTGCCTTGACTTTGTCTACAACTTTCTGATGACCGACCGTAGGAGGATTCATACGACCGAATGTGATAACTGTCTTACTCATTCCTGGTTTTCCTTAGACTAACAGGGTTGTTTTTATTATTTATATATCAGCCAAATTCATGGCCTGCCACGCGACGCAGCTGCTTACTGAACTCTTTGAAATCCGGCTTACTCTTATATAACTTAATGCTGATCTCAGGACGTTCCTTTCCCTTGATGCGCCAGTTGTATCCCTTCTCTTTATGCTCAGGACTCGTTGTCTTTACGACTCGACGTTTATACTGAGCTTCATAAGATTCAGGTTTCTTTTTTTCTCCGGTGCCTTCTACGAGCCACTCATTGAACTTCATCATTTTTGCCATCCTTTGATGATCTCAGGAGAGAAGTTCGCTTTGCTGAACTCAAGACGGTCGACCAGTTTGACTGCTCCACCTTTCATTTTATCGATGGCAACGAACCCTTCCTGTTTGGTTACTTGAAATCCTCTTGCGGTTCTCAGCAGGGTATTGAGCTCCTGTGTCTTGTTGAACTGATCTATAACCATACCCTTAGCTTGAACCAATACCTTCATCAACTCAAACATGGCGGTGAGCTGACCCTTATTCATAATGACTTTCTGAACGATTGCATCTCGGCGTTTCGACCATTCTGCTTTCGACTTCTCAGTCTTCTTCTTATCGATCTCTTTTTGAAACCACTGGTTCAGATAGTCAACGAGACCCTTCGTCATCTTATCGGCCGAGGGGAAGTTGGATCCACCACGAACGTATGTATTGACAAATGTCATAGTCTTCTGCTGCAACTCTTTGTCGGTGGTTATCATCTTGAATGCTTCACCATCGACCTTGCGGAACAACTTACCTGCCTGAGTAAGTAATGAATCAAACTGCTGTGATTCCTTCGCGCTGAATAGAGCCTTTCCTGATACATCACGATATGTGGCATCATCCATCCATACCGTTCCAGCAGGACGGAACTTGCTTGCAATCTTCTTACCGAACGATGCTTTCATATCTTGAATGGTACGACCTGTGTATGTCGTATGCCATACAATACCGATCTTGGCCTTAGCTACCTGCTGACCAAGCTTACTCTTTACAGGTATCGCATATACGATTGTGTTAGGTTGGAAGGTATAGTACTTCTGACCATCGTATGTTTCGACCTTAACATCGCCCTTAGTGAACATCAGGTCTCCCTGATATACTCCACTCTTGATACCGAGCTTTGCGAACTCATTAAGTGCGATAGAGAACTTCTTGGCAAGCTCACCACTCAGTTCCTTCTTAATGTCGTCCTGTGTCTTGTACATCTTAGGAGTCTTGGCGAACAGGCCCTTCTTTGCAACAAAGAACTTTCCATCTGCAGGATCAACGCCGGCAAAGACAGCAGGTGCACCGTCCCACTTCACAGTGATATCGACAGCAGAAGATGCGTTACCCTTCAGCATATCACGAAGATCACGTAGAAAGTTGATAGCCTGACGAGTACCATTGACACCACCAAGGAACAGTAGCTCCTCAATGTGAGTCATGTGAGTATTCTTCTCTTCGGCGATGAATGTCTTGAACTTATCCATATTATTTTAAGCCTTTGAATATGACTCGTAGGTTGTCGAACTGGCCGAGTTTATGTCCTACACCGGATTGTGATGTACGTACGACCATTGCCATTGTTAGAGTTTCACCTTTTGATATAAGATCTATGAAGAAGTCCTGCTTCGAAGAAGATGATTTATAAGCTCTTATCTTATTAACTTGTGGAAGAAACGTTTCCAAATCATCTTCATCAGTTACCATCTTATAACTCGAACCGACTGCTTTCACGATAACGAGAGGCAGACCCGGTATCTTATTCAAAACCTGCCCATAGATAAAGTGCTTCATTGTGTCTTTCATATTCTTGTTGAATGCATCTATCAGAGCATCACGCTGCATCTCAAGACTTATATCATACAACCTTTCGTACTCTCGCTTCTTTTCCTTTTCAAGCTTTTCAAGAACATCGTATGTATTCTCACGCTGAGAACGATCCTTATAATTCTTAGGTAGTCCTAACTGTTTATAGATCTTATCATACTGTTTTTTCGCCAATCCACCTATATCAGTTTTTCTTTTCATATTATTTAAGATCTTCTGAACATATGTGTTGAGCTGTGGTTCCTTCGTCTTAGCTCCACCGGCCTTTAAGGATACACCGAGCATTTTTTTATTCTTAAAATAGATTACGAGGTCTCCCTTAAAGCTCGGATCAACTCCAGGAGGTTTAGCTCGATATGCCCAAACCACTTTATCAATTGGAGTTTCTTTATTCAGGGTGTGGAGATACTTTAAGACGCCTACAGCATTATTCATCTTTTCATCAAACTTAGATGAAGTTGGAAAGAGCTCAGTCATTTTCATACCTGCGTCGAGGTCAGCTTTATTGACGTAAGCTGCAGAGTTTTTCTTGTGATCGAGATTAGCTACAAAATCGTAAAGAGCTTTAGCATTTGAAAACTTCTTTCCTGCATTGAAC